AAGGTTACTACGATAGTGTCTCTTCACTTATAGAGTGGTACAAGAATAAGTACTTTAATTCAAGAAATGATAGGATAAAGAACTTATGGCTTTCAACAGCAGGTAAAAGGTTGAAGTGGTGTGCTGAACAGAAGGAAGCCCTTATATCATCTCTTCTTGACAAATTCAGAAATTACAAGACTTTGACTTTTTGTAGTAGTATTGAACAGTCAGAGAGGTTGGGTAAATATAATATCACCTCGAAGAATAAGGCTTCAGTGAAGAACCTTGAAATGTTTAATCTCAACAAGATTAAGCATATTACTGCCTGTAACATACTCAATGAAGGTGTGAACTTGACTAATTGTAGGATAGGTATATTCTGCAACTTGAATAGTTCAGAGATTGTAGTAAAGCAAAGAGTTGGTAGAATACTTAGACATAAATCCCCTATTATCATCATACCTTATTTCAAGGATACAAGGGAAGAAGAACTTGTGCAGAAGATGATAGAGGAGTACTCTGAGGATTCTATCATTAGTGTTGATAGTATTAATGACATTAAGTTATGACAATATGTTTAAGTAAAGAAGGGTGTCAGAAGAACAATATTAGTCTTGCTGAGGCTCTCTTGATGCTTGCTATCCATAATAATGCTGACCTTGATGTAGCTCAAAAGGAGCTAATCAAGAAAGGCTATATAACTGCTAACAGGAATGACCTGTTTCAGCAGATTGGATGGAGGCTTACTAATAAGGGCACTGAGGTAATAGATTCTGTAATTGTAGACTCTGATAAAAAACAAGAACCTAATGACAGGTTAGTTCAGTTGGCTACAAGGCTAAAGGAGATATTCCCTAAAGGTAAGAAAGATGGCACTAACTATTATTGGGCAGATGGAGTAGCTTTAATTGTACGAAGATTGAAGTTATTCTTTAAGAAGTATGGAAATACTTATACTGATGAGCAAATCATACAGGCAACCAGTAAGTATGTGGAAGGTTTCAATGGGAACTATACATATATGAGGTTACTGAAGTATTTCATATTCAAAGAGAAAGTTGGTGCTGCTGGTGAGGTTGAAGGAGACTCAGAATTGATTAGTTATATTGAGAACTTCGGACAAGAAGATACTCTAAGTAAGGATTGGAATACAGAGTTAAGATAGTATGGATAAAAGTCTTATAAATAGAGTATTAAATGGTCTTGAAGAGAGAAGAAAGAAAGTCATCAATGGTGGTATAAACTCTATTCCTTCTCCCTTTATTAGATTTAGTGAGGATTTCTTGGGAGTAGAGCAGGGTAAGTATTATGTTGTAACTGGCTCAACAAAGTCAGCTAAGACTCAGATAGCATCTTATTTATTCATATATAATACTCTACTTTATGCCTATAATAATCCTGACAAGCTGAGAGTTAAGATATTCTATTATCCTTTGGAGGAAACTCCTGAAGATATTATGACAAGATTCATGTCTTATCTGCTCTACACATTGAGTGGCTACAAGATAAGAATTAGCCCAACTGACTTGAGGTCTGTCAGGAATAATAAAGTGTTAGATGAAACTATAATAGACTTACTCAAAAAGGACGAGTATTTGGATATTCTTAAATTCTTTGAAAGTAATGTTATATTTAGTGCATCTACAAATCCTACAGGAGTATATAATGAATGTAGAAAGTATGCAGAAAGTAATGGTATTGTACATACTAAGAAGCAAACTATAAAAGGAGAATTAGGAGAAATTACCACTGTGGATGCCTTTGATTGGTATGAGTCTAATGACCCAGATGAGTATAGAATTATATTCTATGACCATATATCATTGACTAATACTGAGAGAGGAATGTCCTTGAAACAAAGTATTGACAAATTAAGTGAGTATTGTGTTATACTTAGAAACAGATATAATTTTAGTCCTGTAATTGTACAACAGCAAGCCTTTGAAAATGAAGGTATTGAAAACATAAAACTCAATAGAGTAAGACCTACAGTTGCAGGAGCTGCTGATTCAAAGTACACTATGAGAGATTGTAATGTAGCCTTAGGTATATTTAGCCCTTTCAAGTATGAACTTAAAGAATACTTTGGTTATGACATTTCAAAGCTAAGGGATAACTGTAGATTCTTAGAGGTGCTTATCAATAGAGGTGGAAGTCCAGGAGGTATAATAGCTTTATATTTTGATGGAGCTGCCAACTATTTCAGTGAACTCCCAAAAGCTGATGACCCTAAGATACAGAACGTATATAAATCTCTCCAAGACATGAGAGCAAAGATAGCTAAGTCATTTTTTAGCTATGGAATAAGTAAAATAGATAAAGAGTTGTGGATAACTAAACTATTTAGTAAATTTGCAGCCCTTTTCAAGTAAAAGTAACATTATAAAACAAAAACAATGGCAAAAATTTTAGTTTTGGCAAAAAGTGGTTTTGGAAAGACTACTTCCTACTGTGGTAGGGAGAAGTTAGGCATTAAAGGTCTTGACCCAAAGGAAACTTATGTTATTCAGTGTATTGGTAGGGGTGTTCCTAACCCTAACTTTAAGCTGATTGAAGGTAGCATTGGAGTAGAGAATGTAGGTAAGCCTACACAGAAACTTACAAATGTAAATGCCCTTGGTACAGGTAACAGAGTACAGGTAGATAGTCTTACAGGTCTTGATAGGTTTGCAGTGATAGCAGAACTCATAAATATGCTGAAGAAGTCTCCTTTCAAGAACATTGTAATTGATGATTTCAATTATCTTGCACAGGATTTCTATATGGCTAATGCTATGAAGGGTGGATGGGACACTCCTAAGCAAATTGGCTATGGAATGGGTCTTATCTTTGATGCCTTTAAGGGACTTCCTGAGAATAAGAATATTATCTGCTGTGCCCACTATGAGGAGTATAAGGATAAGAATGGTGACTCCATTTCCTATAAGTTCAAGACCACTGGTAAGATGGTTGATGATTACATTACACCAGAAGGAAAATTTGATATTATCCTCTTTGGCAAGGTAGGATATGATGCAGAAAACAAGAGACCTGTCAAGCACTTTGTCAAGGAGTTTGATGGAGAATATCCTGCTAAAGACAGCCTTGGTGCATTGGATGACCTTCCTGATGAGATTCCTAATGATTTATCTATAGTAGTAGATAAATTGAGAGAGATTTATGGATAGAGAGAAGACAGTAGAACTTGGTAATCAAATATATGGTATTACACCATTTGATATGAATAGTCAGTTACAGATGTTAGAAGAGTTCTTATTGGAAAGAGGTAAAGAGAAAAGTAAGATTGATTTGTTTATTAAAACACTACCTCAATCACCAATGTATATAATTCTTAATTGCATAGTAACTGCAATTGGTTACTATATTATCAAGTTTAACGTGTTTAAATTAAGTATTAACAATAGAGGTATTTTATTATATTAAAGTTCAATTATTATGAATAAGACATTAACAGTAAGACAGTTTGCAGGTGTAAAAAGAATTGCACAGAATGTTAATCCTTTGGTAGTAAAGAAGAATAAGATTGCTGCCAAGATTAATGAACTCAATGCAGAGTATAATGCTCTGACTGAGGAGATTGAAGGACATGAGATGGGTGTTAAGGCTTTGACAGGTGGTCTTACAAGTGAAGACTTGGTTGTCAAGAAGGTAGAAGATACTGGTAAGGTTGATAAGGATGGCAAGCCTATAAAGGTTACTAAGTATGAGCCTAAGGCTGGTACAGTAGTATTCAATGAAGAGGCTAATGTGTATGAGATTCATACAGAGGAGCCTGAGGTTGAAGATGTTGCTCCTGAGACAGTAGATGACACTGAGAAGGCACCTGAGACAGAAGTAAAAGCTGGTGAAGAGGCTCCTTTTGACCCTACTAACCTTTAATCAGAAGCTGGTGACAGACTGCTTTTTTTTTGAAGAGTAATTAGTTTAGAAACAAAAAAAAATAAGAATATGAACAAGAATAATAAAAAAGTTGGATATGCTTTCATGGCATTCAGTAAAGGAACAGAGAGTAAGGAAGGTAATGCAGTAAAGAGATATATAGGTGTGGCTCCTGTATTTGTATTGGCTGTAAATCCTAACAAGGCAGAGTTGGAGAAGCTGTATAATACCCAGCTTGAAAATGACCCTGAGTATTTGAGTGAAGTTGAGGTAGGTGAGGATAAGCACAAGGTACAGAATGTCAGACTTGACTTCATTGTTAAGACTGATGCTGAGAAGTGTAGTGGTATTGAATTTACTACTAAGGTACCTTTCTTCATCAGAAAGGAATACAGATGCAATAGAGATAAGACTAAGGTACAGGTAATTGATAAGTATGGTAGAACTGCTTGGGTTACTGTAGAGCAGGCTAAGGCACATGAAATTCCTGTATATAAGAATGGTCCTGCCAACATTGATAAGGACTATAGACCTGCTTATTCTGGTGAGGAAGAACTTACTAAATTCATCAAGGCATACCTCAACATTCCTAATGTAATGAAGTATGTCAATAATACCTGGGTTATGGTAGACAATCCTGAGGATTGTGAAGCAAGACTTGAGAACATTGCTGAGTACTTCAATGGCAATTTCAAGGAGCTGAGAGATGT